TGCTGTTGCAAGAACAAGATGAGGAACAGTGGAAGGTTGCACTTCTTCATACAGAGAATCATATACCTTACGGTACATACGAGCAGGATCATTATCTAGGTTGTTTGCAACCCATTTGCGAATAGACTTAAAGTCTTTCTCTTTAAGGAAAGTTGTTAAGTCCTTCATATTGGTTTCTGATAAATTAACTAGTATACCACCATCAATCATACCAGAGGCAGAATACCTTTGCAGTTCATTAAGAACTCTTCTCCAATCTGGGAAGTGTTTCTCAACAATACCAGCGACAGCCTTTGGTTCAAACTGAACCTTTTCTTCTTGCAGAATGGTTTGCACTCTTTTGAAGAATTGTCCAGCAAGTTTAGGTTTGTCAGTAGCAGGAATACGAAACTCTATTACAGAGCATCGACTATGCAAAGGGTCGATGATACGGTTCTTGAAGTTACAGGTAAGGATAAATCCACAGTTCTTATGGAACTCTTCAATGAACCCACGCAAGGCAGGTTGAGTTGATTGTGGATTTAGATAATCTGCCTCATCAAGAATCACGAACTTACGATTACCATCCATAGAGACAGTAGAAGCAAAGTTCTTAATCTTGTTTCTGAGAACGTCAATACCAGATTCTTCAGAACCGTTAATCATCATATAAGTAGCACCAAGTTCCTCAAGCATTGCTTTTGCAACTGTGGTTTTACCTACACCAGGCCCACCCGATAGTAGAAGATTTGGAATATGTCCTTCATCTACAAAGGTCTGGAAAGTCTTTTTTAAATCATCAGTAAGAATACACTCACTGATTTTGGATGGACGATATTTCTCCACCCAAAGCATCACATCATTCATAATATATTCCTTCTAGTTTAACGTAACATTAATGAGTCATTAAGTGATTTAATGACTAGTTTATGATACATTATGCGGCTTCAAGTGCAATAAAGTATTCAACTGGTTTATTCACATTAGTAAAATGCGAGATACCTTTTGAGGATACTTCTACCTTGTAGTCACCAGAAAGAAGTTTTAGGTTTTCAACCTTAAAGAAGTATGTGAAATCAGATGGTGAGTTTTCACCAACTGTGATACTGAAGTCATTGGATGTATCGTTCTTTCTGTCAGTAACAGTAAGGTCGATTGTTCCCCCAGCAGTTCCTTTAAGAACTACATCAGGCACACCAAGGACAGCAGACGCCTTCAAGATTTGATTGAAAGTATCCTGTGTGAAAGTAAACTCCACATCAACTGAAGGCATAGTGATTTCAGTTTTGGGAGCAGTGACAATAGATGGGTCACTGAAGAAATAGTTCAATGAACTACCACCACCTTCTTCTTTTAGTTTTACCTCTTTATCAGTAAAATCCAAAGTTGGATCTTTGAAAAGAGATAGTGCAGATAGGAATTCATTCAAATCATAGATTGCGAATTCTGTGTTGAACGTATCTGGAATAGTTGCTTTCGATACAATGTTCTTCATTGCAGACATTGTGTTTATCACATTACCATTTTTTACCAGTAGATTCTGGTTAATGGTTGAAAAGTTCTTTAGAACTTCTCTGGTTTCATTACTAAGTTTCATCAATTATTCTCCGTTGTGTCATGATTATGTAGAGCCATTATACCATAATGGATCACCTTTAGCAAGTCATTTCTGTTCTTGCCATCCTTTTTTCCGTATCTTTGGGAATACTTTAAAATATTACCGATACAAAAACCTTCTCCATGGCCCGAGTCCATGATAAATTCTGTTGCTTGAAATCTGTTGTGGGAATAATGTGCAGAGTAAGTTTTATCAATATACTCTTGCAACTCTTTGAGGATTCTATCCTCTGAATATTTGTAGTCAATTTTTTTATCAACTACCACAGGCTCATCTTTTTTCTTAAACATTACAAATCCTCAAGTTCAATTAAACATACTATAACACAAAAGAGCGCCCCTGTCAAGAGGCGCTCTTACAAAATTACTTGATTTTAATCAGACGAGGTTTCTTTTCCTCTGGGATGATTCTCTCAATTTGAACATTTAACAACCCATTTTCAAAGGTTGCACCTTTAACTACCACATCATCAGAGATAGTGAAAGTTCTTTTAAAGGCACGATTTGAAATGCCCTTGTGCAGATAAGT